TTCTTATACAGGACTTGTGGGTGAGATTACACTCGATACAGATACAAATAATATTAGAATTCATGACGGTTCTACTGCAGGTGGGGCTGAGATTATCCCAGCTGGTACCATCTTAGCTTATGGTGCTGCGTCAGCTCCTACTGGTTATTTGTTATGTGATAATTCTGCCGTTTCTCGTACTACCTATGCTCGTTTATTTGCTGTTATTGGTACAGGATATGGTGTAGGCGATGGTTCTACCACCTTTAACGTTCCTGATCTTCGTGATAAAGTTCCTTTAGGTAAAGGTACTAATAACACAGCTCTTGGTGCAACTAACGGTTCAGCAGCTGCTTCTGCTGTACTGAACTCTACTACTAAAAATGGTGTTACTACAGCTTCGAATAATACTGGAACTGGCACTACTGGAACTGGTACAACAGGCACTGGCACTTCTGGGAACTCTCAGGCAACTACTGTAGCTACTAATACAGGTAATGCAACCTCTACAACAGCAGCTTCTAATACTGGCAACGCTGGTTCTACAACTGTAGGGTATAATGCTACCAATGCTCCTTCAGTTGTCACAGGAAGTGCTACTGCTGGCAACTCAACTTCAACAACTGTAGCTACTAACACAGGCAACTCTCAGTCAACTACTGTTGCATCTAATACTGGCGGAAGTGGAGTAACTATTACGGGTTCTACCGCAAACTCTACTGCTACTACTGCAGCTGGTAATACAGGGGCAGACGGTGCAGGTGATCTAACTCTTACTGTATACACAGTTAATCAAACTTTAGCTGCTGGTACTAAAGACGTAACACAGGCTACCCTTGTTACTAACGTAACTCAGACAAACCATACTCATTCAATACCCTCATTAACTGTAAACAACCATACTCATGGCGTAGGAAACTTAGCTGGATCAAGCCACTCACATTCAATACCTTCATTAACTGTTAACAACCATTCACATTCAATACCTTCATTAACTGTGAATAATCATAATCACTCAGTCCCAGCACTAACGATTCCTTCATTAACTGTTAATAACCATTCACACTCTATACCTTCATTGACTGTAAATAACCATGCACACTCAATTCCATCACTGACTGTGAATAATCACTCACACTCCGTGCCCGGTCTTTCAGTTCCTGGACTATCAGTGCCTGCACTATCGATCCCATCTCTATCAGTTAATGGTTTTTCAGTAGCAACAACACTACCAAGTGAAGTGGTACAGTATATTATCAAGACATAAGGGGCGACCATGGATGATACAAGAGAGCTTGACCAAATACAAACAGAACTTGATAGATTGCATGAACGCTCTCAATCAAATAAGGCTAATATTTCAGCTCATGAAGCGGTATGTGAAGAGCGGTATGAAAACATAGTTACAATGTTTCATCGTTTAGAAGAACGTATAGAAAAGATGGAAGCTTCTGTTGCTGATATTCGTGAAATGGCTACCCAAGGCAGAGCCTCTCTTAAAACACTGTTATGGGTAGGCGGTCTAACAGCTGGACTAATTTCCCTTCTCTCAATGATAATTCCTTATTTTAGGTAAATGAACACTAAATTCTTTAAAATCAAAATCCAACGTCTTTTAGATCGTCTTCCTACTCCTGTTCAGTTTAATGAATCACAATGGGCAATGGTTGAGAACTTAGATCAATCACGTTTTTGCGTTCATATCGCAGCTCGTCGTACTGGTAAATCGTATGCAGCTGCTATTTTAGCTTTTGCTAAACTACTTGAACCTGGTCAACAAGTTATGGTAGTTGCTCCTAACTTTTCTCTTTCTTCAATTATTTGGGACTATGTAACAGATTTAATCAGACAACTTGATATTGAAGTTGAGCGTTTTAATCAAAAAGACAAAGTAGTTAAACTAATTAATGGGTCAGTGTTTAGACTTCTTTCTGCAAACAATCGTGATTCACTTGTTGGTCGTGCTGCTAATCTTCTCATAGTAGACGAAGCAGCGATAATACCAAATGATGAGTATTTTACACGAGATTTAAGACCCGCACTTTCAACCTTTACTGATTCACGCTGTTTATGGATATCAACTCCTCGCGGCAAAGGTAACTATTTATACGAGTATTTTTTACGTGGAGATGATCCAGAGTATCCTGATTGGACATCATCAATTCATAATTGGAGAGCAAACCCTCTTCTTTCTGAAACAGATGTTGAAGAAGCTCGTCGTACTATTACAAAAGCTTTGTATCTTCAAGAGTATGAATGTGAATGGACTACTACTGAATCTCAGATTTATCTTGATTTAGATGAAGAAAGACATATAGGTGACTATGTTGGTGAACGCTTTGCAGAAGTAATTGGTGGACTTGACGTTGGCTATAGAGATGAGAATGTTTTTGTTGTGATTGGTACTGACGGAGAAAACTATTTTATTGTTGATGAGTTTATATCAAAAGAATCAACTACTTCAGAACTTGCAGCTGAAATACAGGAAAAAATTAATGAGTGGGGAATAGACACTATCTATATTGACTCTGCTGCACAACAAGTTAAAGCTGATTTTGCTTATGATTATGATATTTATTGTGAAAATGCAATTAAATCTGTTAATGATGGTATTAATTCGCTTCAAGTGCTTATTGAGCAAGATCGCTTGTTCTTTGATACTGAAGGAGCAAGACATACCTTCTCCGCAATGGCAGCATATAAATGGAATCCCAACACAGAAAATCCAAAACCTATTCATGATTGGGCTTCTCACCCTTGTGATGCTGTACGTTATGCAATCTACACACACCAAAAAATGAGTAATATAACTATTTATGCTTAGAATTATTATTTTAAACTATAAAAGACCTGATAATGTAAAAGCAATTTGTGACGCTTTTCATCGTTCTATTCCTATTACTGTTATAAATAATAATCCTCATGAACTATTTGACTATCGCTCTCGAAAAGTTGAAGTTATTAATAATGATAGTAATAAATATTGTATTGAGAGATGGTTACAGTGTTATAATTATCCAGAACCCTATAAACTAATACTAGACGATGATTTAGTTCCTTCTCCACTATTAGTTAGAAAATTAGTGCAGAGAAATCAACCGCTTGTAGGTATTTATGGAAAATCAGGCGTAGAAAAAGCTAAAAAATATAGAGATCTTCGCGATCATTGGTGTAAACATGCCCGTGTAGATTTTTTAGTTGGTTCCGTGATGTTAGTTAAACAAGAAGCTCTTGATGCAATAAAAGAAGATTTAATAAAATTTAAACATTTAACAAGAGGTGATGATATTGTTGTTAGTTATTTAATTAAAAAGTATTATAAACTAAAAAATCTTGATACTGTGGTAGGTAGTATTCTTAGCTTACCCGAAGGTGATGTTGGTTTGAATAGAGATCCTGAGCATTATAAACTACGCTGGGAGGTCCTTCAACAATGTCTGAACTAAAAAGATTTCCAATAAAATATATAAGAGACTATATTAAGAAAGACTATAAATTACGAGATGAGTGTTATATTTGTGGGTCTATTGAAAATTTAGAACTTCATCATCTTTTTTCAGTAAGTCAACTATTTAATGAGTGGTGTAATCATAATAAGATTACTGAAATTGATAGTGTTGAAAAAATTACTTCCCTTCGTGAGAAATTTGCTATAGACTGTAGGGAAAGTTTAGACCATCACAATTTATTTACTTTATGCAAGTCTCATCATCAAAGACTGCATAACATTTATGGGCAAAGATATTCAAATCACTTAACACCAAAAATTAAAAATTGGCTTGATATACAAAAGGAAAAAAATGGCAGATGATGATTTAAGAGGCATAAGAAAATTTGTAGCTAATGTGTTGAAGCTTAATCCAGCTCAACCTTCCATAGCTTCTTTAGAACCTTTTGCTTCTCCTGAAACTATTGTTGATTTTGAACAAGCTTATCGTGAGATAGAAGTTATTCACCGTTCTGTTGATATGATTATCAATGCTATGTGTGAAATTCCTTTTGTTGTAGACGGTGGTGCATCAAAAAAAGTAAATAAACTACTTAATATTAAACCAAATCCATTTGAAGATCGAGTTCGTCTATTTAGACGTGCCTTTTTAGATTTTCAGTTAGACGGTAATGCTTTCTTTTACTATGATGGTACAGATTTATACCTATTACCTGCTAATGATGTAGAGGTAGTACCTGATGATCGTACTTTTGTATCTCATTACAATTATTTAGTTCATAACCAGCAAGCAAATGATTTTTATGGTTTTGGACGAGGCAAACAAACTTCTAAATCAGAATCAATTCGATTTGAACCTCAAGAGATTATTCATGTAATGGCTGAGAATGAAAATTCTATTTTCAGAGGTACTTCTAAACTTAAACCTATTCTTAATTTAATGGAACTTTATTACTATATGATAAAGTTTCAACGTCAGTTCTTTAAAAACAATGCTCTTCCAGGGTTTGTTCTTACAACTGAAAATATTCTTTCAAAACGTGTAAAAGAGCGTCTTTTAGAGTCGTGGCGAGCTTCTTATACAACAATTTTTGATGGCGCACGTAATCCTGCCATTTTAGATGGTGGATTAAAAATCGATGAGTTTTCTACTAAATCATTTGATCAGTTAGACTTTGAGAATTCTATTGAGCGTATTCAGCAAGATATGGCAAAAGCTCTTGGTGTACCTTATGTTCTATTAAAATCTGGTAATAATGCTAATATTGATGCAAATCAAAAGCTATTTTACTTACACACTATTTTGCCTCTTTTGAATCAATTTTGCTCCGCTTTTTCTCACTTCTTTAATGGTGGTGTTGATATACGTCCTGACAGATTATCTGTTCCTGCATTACAACCTGATAATAGAACACAGGCAGTTTATTATTCTACTCTTGTAAACACAGGAATTATTACCCCAAATGAAGCTCGTGAAGGATTAAGATTTCCAAAACTGGAAAATAATGATAACATAAGAATACCACAAAATATTACAGGTAGCGCAACTGATGCTACCCAAGGTGGTAGACCTTCTGAAGAAGAATCTACTAATATAGAGGATATACCAAATGAATAAAACTCTTTATTTAAACAGTTCCTTCGAAACAAAAGCACTTAAAAAAGGTTCAAAGACCTTAAAGATTGCTGGTTATGCGAACACTACTGCTAAAGACCGTGCTGGTGACATTGTTACTGCTGAAGCATGGGCTAAAGGAGTAGAAAACTATCGTCGTAACCCAGTTCTTCTTTATCAACACAAGCATGACTGTCCTATTGGTCGTGTAGATAATATTCGTGTTGATAAAAAAGGAATCTATGTTGAGGGTGCTGTATCTGAAGCAGCTGAAAAAAATCATGGTGTCCAAACTCTGATTAAAGACGGAGCTCTTAAAAGCTTTTCTGTTGGTTTTCGTGTTAAGGATGGAAAGTACAATCGTGAAGATGATTCTATGATGATTACAGATGTAGAACTATTAGAAATATCAGTTGTTTCAGTTCCTTGTAATCAAGATTCACTTTTCTCAATTCGTAAATCTTTCGATTCTGATGAGGAATTCAACGAGTTTAAAAAATCTTTAAAAGAGGCTGATGCCGAAGAAATCAAGAAGATGCGTAAAATTAAAGCAGGAATTACCGATATGAGCGAAGGCCATTATCATACTGTCGAAATGGATGAAAATGGAAACGGTGTAACAACCTACGCATCTCATATGCAAAATCACGCTCATAAAGTCGTTGGTGGAGTTGTGTTAGAGGCTGAAGGCCACTCTCATGATATTACCATGGCTGGTGTTCCAATTCATAGTATGGAGGAGGGCGAAGTTGTAAACGAACGTCCGTTGTCTCCAACCGAGGAGGAAGCAATGAACAACTCAAAACAAGATGAAGTTATTGAAACTAAAGCAGAAGACGCCGAAGTAGAAGTAACTGAAATCGAGATTGAGGCTAAGTCCGAAGAAGCTGATGCAGAAGTAACTGAGACTGTTGAAGAAGCAGTTGAAGTAAAATCTGAAGAAGTTTCAGAAGAAAAAGCTGAAATTGAAGAAGTTGAGGTCAAAGCAGAATCATTGGAAGAAGTCACTGACATTGAAAAGGATGATGAAGAGGAAGAGCTTGAAATTCGCGATCCTATGGCATCCATCCCGTTCACAAACTTGCTTTCCGAAGACGCAAGTAAACTTCAACACGGTGATCTCGTAAACTATCAAGAAAAAATGTTTAGAGTCACCAACGTCGCTACAGAGCAATCTCCAATCTTTAAATTTTTAGAGGTTGACGCTGATAGCGAAGACTGTGATAATGTTGTTAATGTGAAAACAGAAGAACATTCACAAGTCGAAAAAATTCAAAATAGTGAAGACACAGTTTCTAAGCAAAGTCTGACTAACGAGCTTCACGATCATTCTACAAAGGAGAACGACAACATGGCTGAACAAGTCGTAGATACAATCGATCTTACAAGTGCAGGAGCTACTGAAAAGTCCTCTGAATCTGAGATCAAAAAAGATGCTACTCCTGTAGCTCACGTGTCTGAGCCTCAAGTCGCTGAACTAGTTAAAGAAACTGGTGAAGCTATCGTGAAGGAAGCAGACGCTGCTGACCAGCAGATGCTGGTAAAAGGTGATAGCAATACCGCTTACACCCCACGCGAATCCGAACAAGTCGCTGAACTTAAAGCTCAAATGAGCAAGTATCAGGATGAGATTGCTGCACTCCAGCGCTCAAAGATGCACTACCAAGAGACTCAGCGTCGCGAACAATTCTCAGAAAAAGATATGGCAAACGCCGTTCTTGTTGCTAAACTGCTTAACAAGCGTGACATCTTCGACACCAAAGTTGGTGCTCGTATGAAAGCTGTTACTTCTGTTGACCAGTTCCTTAGCAACTTCTCACAGAACATTTATACGGAAATGGAACAGCAGCTCGTTGTTGCTCCAATGTTTAACCGTATGGCTGTTGACGCGAAAACATTCCGCGTACCAGTCGCTGATGAAGACACCGATGGTGATGTAGCAATGTTTGCTTCTGGCACATTTGCCACTGGCATTGCTGAAGCTACTCGTGTCCCAACCAGCAACCAGAATACCATTAGCTCTGTGGACTTTACTCCACACAAGTTTATGGCAACTACCCACCTCGCAAAAGACGAAGAAGAAGATACCGTTCTTCCTCTGCTCGACTTCTTGCGTGCAGCTGCAACTCGTCGTTTAGCACGTGCTATCGATAAGTCAATCCTGCGTGGTACTGGTGCTCTGACTGGCTTTACAGCTTCACCTACCAATGCTATTTCAGCTGGTACTGGTTACGCTTCTGTCATCGAAGGTATTACTAACCTGACAGGTGACGTAGGCGCTGGCCTGACTGTGGATACAGGTTCTGCAAACGATAAAGCTGATCCTTCAGATATCGCTGCAGCCCGCACTAAGCTTGGCAAGTATGGCCTTCAGCTTGGTAACGACCTGGTATACATCACCTCAATCGAAGGTTACAACAACCTTGTAACAACTTCTGACTTCCAGACAGTTGACAAGTTTGGTCCTAACGCTACCTACCTTACAGGTTCAGTTGGCGCCGTTTACGGTATTCCAATTGCAATCTCTGAGTTCTTGGATAACGTTGGTACTGAAAACAACGATATTGGTGTTCTCGTCTATAAGCCTGGCTTTATGATCGCAGAACGTCGCGGTATCGAGATTGAGAGCGAGTACGAACCACGTCAGCAGGTCACTGCAATGTACATGAGCACTCGTTTTGACTTTAAAGCTCTTACGACTAACTCAAGTGCAGCTCTTGACGCAACCAAGTACAGCTACGCTGTTACAGTTGAGTGTGGAGCCTAATTTTAGGATTCACATCTTAGAACTACACAGGGGGAGGCGGTCATCGCCTCCCTTTTCATTATAAGGAGAATTATATGTCCAGTATCCCAAGTGATATTAAAAGTATTGATACCGCACGTGAATGGTGCAGAGTAAATGGTTATAGCGAAGAACAAATGCACTCAATGGTTGCTTCATGGTCAGCTCTTGATGAGTCTGCACCTTCTGCTCCTATCATTATTGAAGAAGATGTTGAAGAAGAAGCTCCTGCCTCAATTTGGAAATCTAAAAAGAAATAAGTGAGAAATAAATGGTAGATCGTTTAGAAGAAAATTTAGGTAAATATCCATATATTACTTTAGCGCAAGTTAAAGATTATTTGAGTATTTCTTCAAATACTCAAAATGCACGTTTATCTAATATAATCTCTTATGCTACTGGTGTAGTAGAACACTACATTGGACAAGAGGTGTTAGCTAATGATTATGTAGAAGTATTTGACGGTGGTAAAACGTCTGTAATGGTTTCTCGTTTACCTCTTTCTAATGTATATCAAGTATCTGAATTTAACGGGACTGAAGATGTGATATTGGCAGATCCAACTACCATTGGACGCCCTGTAAGAACTCAAGACACTCAAGCA